TAGTGGTAGTAAAGCCTCATAAGTATTTAAACTTCCTGAATCTCCTTTAATATCTCCACCTTCGTTTGCTTGAATTATTATTCCATCAGGTCTAGTCACCTTAACTAGAATACTAACTCCTGATTGAGCAGCAGAATATGTAGAGTTGTCCGTAACCTTCAACTTTGGAGTTGAGGTTAGATCAAATTGTATTGAAAAATTTACAGATACATTACCTGTATCATTAGTGAATGTGCTCATATTTTATATTAAAAAAAGTCGGTCCCAGTACTTAATTTCCTGCGACCGACCTTTAAACAAACCAACAACAAATTATTTAAGCAATTTTACGATTTCTTCGTAGACTAACTCCCCATTTTTGTTACTCAGAACGAAGTTGGTAAAGCCCTGTAGATAACTTGATTTAGAAGAACGTGGAACCTGGATAATTGTTTCCCCTGTTGCTACCCATGTGAAAGTGCTTATTGCTTTATCAAAGAAAATTACTTTTTTATCAATAGCAGATTTACACGTTGCTTGTATAGATTTATTCTTGTCCTTACTTAATGTCATAAACGTGGTTGGATCTTTTTCAGCCATCACCTCTAATTCATCTCTAAGTATAGATATATCTCTCTTTTCGTTTTTATTTAACGATGCAGTAAATTCTCTTACTTCAGCAGCAGAAAGTTCAGCAGCGACATTCATAGCGTCTCTACGTAAGTTTCTTTGCTTTCTTGCATCAGTAGCCTTCTTCTTAGGTTCTACTAATTCAAATAAAGGATTTACACTCTTGTCTCTATTAATATTTGATTTATTATAGTTACTTAACATTAAATACTGAAAGATCTCTAGATCTCCAGTTTTACTACCTCTAAGTAACATTTTACCTTCTAACTCTTTGTAGAATGCTATTGTATTAAGAATAGGTCTTCCACCAACTCCTAAGTTTTTAATAGCAGCAATATCTACATAGTCTTCTGATACCGGATCATAAATACGATCAACTTTAGGCATCATTGCAACTGAAGGCATTATTTTTTTGCCTGGATTTTGTGGGTCATTCTTCACATTTAAATATTGGAAGACTTTTACCTCATCTCTTTTTAACATAGGCGTCTTCTCTATGTTATTGAATTCTTTTGTTTTTATCATAATTGTTGGTTTTAAAAAAAAAGAGGGGAGGGTTAACTCCCCACTTCTTAAGGTTTATTAATACTAAAATCCTGTTACAAGTGCACAGTGTTCTTTTCCTAATACTTCTAGACCCATAATAGCCTGGTAGTTTACGTCAAGAATTGAATCAGCACTAGTTGGAGTTGGAGCAAGTCCACCTGTCAATGTTTCTCTGAAAGAAAAGTTGTTTCCATCTCCTTCTAAGTAACGTACTTGTAGGTAATCTTGTGATCCACCACCACCGGCAGTTTTCACTTGTCCAGTTGGGATAAGGTAAATTTCACCTGATCCTGTTACTGTAGATCCTAGTTCATTATGATCAAGAATAGAAAGTTGTTTCTTATTCCATGTTCTACCATATAAACTGAATTTGTCAACACCTAAATCAATAGATTTTCCATCAACAGCAAAACGTGCACTAGTAAAACCAGTACCATCTAAACCATTTAATGCATTATCCATTTTGATATTAGCATCAGTACCTAACCACATCCAGTAATCTTTTGGTGCTCTTGCTTTGTTAAGAGCCTTAGTAAGATCTGTTAATGTAGTAAGTACATTTGAATTAAAGTCAAAAGGAGATCCTGATTCAAGGATACCACCTGATCTTAATTCTTCACGAAGACCATTAGTAGTCTGAACAGCGTTTCCACCTGCATCTGACATATCACCAACTGATGCTCCTGAATAAAAGTCACCTGATCCTTTACCAAACATCAATGAGTTAGAGATATCTCCTCTAAAACGTTGTAATGCTTCGTAAGTACCTTTGTACATGAAGTAAGGCTTACCTTTATACTCAACAGTGATTTTTGACGCTTTAGCAACATCAGAAATTCTGTATTTGTTTTTAAAGATTTGCACTCTGTTAGACTGCTTAGTTAATCCATACTTGATTGGATCTGGAGAACCAGAACCTTCACCTTGTGCATTCGAGAATACAACAAATTTATCTCCTGAAGCATCGTAATCAGTAGCAGTACCTGCTCCATCTACTGGAGTAAAAGTAATACCATCTGATCCAATTCCTTGGATTAAGTATACATCACCTGAAACACCCATCATCAAGTCACCAACACGAGCATTACCTGTGCTAGATACTGCGATATCAGTTTGTTTTGCTGTTCCAGAACCTGCTTCTGAAATAGTGATTGTGTTATTTTTGTATAACGCTTCATTTACAAATGAATGATATACTGGTTGGCTAGTAGGCTTTAATTTACCTAATGCCTGCATTACGTCAAGGAAACCTTCCTCTTCGTTTTGTACGTCTAAGACGCTTGACAAGATCTCTCTTCCTTGTACAAACGAATGCTGCAAGAAGGATAAAGAACTAATGTAATTAGAATTGTCCATATTTAATTTTTAAATTTTTTAATTAACGAATTATTTTAACATCTGAGTCACCTCTACTCAGGGCACCGAAAAGACCATCAAATGGACTTTCAGGTGTTTTATAATCTCTTGAACTTTTTGTAGGAGCAGTAGGATTCTTTAAATCAGAAACTACTTTTTCTTGTCCTAGTTCTTGTCCATGAGAAATAAGGGACGAATCGTAAACTTCAGGGTCAGAAGCGTAAGCCAATACACGATACCACTTGTCAAAATCAACAGTTCCCTTTTCATCTTGAAAAAGTGCGAAAAACTTGTTGTTATCGATAGTCATTTCTTGTAACGATTCCGGGTTTTCGACTTCATAAGAAAATTTATCATCACCATAAGAAACTAAAATACGCTTGTTCTCCATCACGTCTTTAGTTATTTCATGAGATGAAACAGTTTCTGTCCATTTAGCACGTTGCTCTTCTTGGTTTTCAGTTTCAGTTTCTTCAGTTTGATCTTTGACAGGTTGAGTGAAGTTTTTCTGTTCGTCAACATACTTGTCTCTTAGTTTAGTTGCATCTGCTGCCAGAAGTTCCTTACCAAGTTCCACTTCGTCCTCGTCAAATTTGTCTTCGTCTAAAGAGTACTTGTCAACTATTTCCCTAGTGTACAATCTTTCGATTGCTCCCTTTGAAAGGGTAGGGTTCGCCTGTTCTAGGTCACGTCTCATGACCTTTTCGTCAGACATTTCTGAATAGTTAACTGAAGTCGCCTCTAAATACGGAGTCAAGTTTCCAGTTTCATTGTAATATTCGACTGCATTTTTAATGAAGTCATCTTTAAATTCAGCACTTGATGAATCTCTCATCCTTTTGTACTCGTCAAAAAAGTCTTCTAAGGTCTCGGCTTTACCGTTGCTTAAATCCTTAGATATAGCGTCAAGTTTACCAAACAACTCGTCTGGTTTACCAATTTCTTTCTCTGTTTCTTCTTCAGTTTCTGAAGCAGGAGCGTCATTTACAGGTTCTTCTACCTCTGTTTGCTCTTCGGAGGTATTCTCTACCTCTGTTTCTTCTTTTTCTTCAAGGTCTTCAGATGTTTCTGCTTGAGTCTCTTCTTGTGGAACTACCACTGGTTGAGCCTCACCATTTTCATCCACCACTTTGATTTCTGATAAATCGAATTCTTCAGTCATAATTTGCTTTGTTGTTTGTTAATTTTACTATTATTGTTCAGGTTGATCAATCATTTTCATACCCATTTCTTTAGTAGGTAGGTTATCCATTGCGTTTCTTTCTATGTTGGATGCTTGTCTAATACCTTCTATTTCTAGTTCGTATTCATACTTTTCTTTTTGCAACTTAGATGCTAACTCAGCCTTCATTTGCTCCATCTTCATCTTCATTTCCATCTCCATTTGCAAAGTCTGTTGTTTAGACTGTTCTGCTGCTTGTGCAGATTGCTGTTGGATTTGACCATTCATTTGCTGTTGCTTTTCAGCATTAGCCTGAGCCTCTTCTCTTTTCTTTTTCATTCTATAAGCAAGAACCTGCTGTGCCTGCTTTAGATTTGTTATTTGTTCTATGTATACAGCATCTTCAAAATCTACTTGACCTTGAGCAACACTACCTTGAAGAATTTGCATTAATCTTTGCTTTTGCTCTTCGGTAGGTCTATCTTCTATTTTAACTCCAAATTCATGCCTACCAACAGAGGGTGACATTTTGAAGAACTCCATAGATTTTTTACCCAGAGACCTCACATATCCTTCAATTGGATTTTTCTTCACACTATCTTGTAATCTTATAATTACAGATGACGCTAAGTTTTCCAATAAATATCTTTCACCCTGCTCTATATGTGCTAAAGCATTATTAGTGGCTTGTGCCGCCATTTTTGCTGTAGTTGTTAAAGCCCTTGCGTCTGGAGTTGAACCATCAGTGAATTCATTAAGACCAGTAATCTGTCTAATCATTTCAATGTTGTTCTGGATTACTTGGTAATACGTCATAGCGTCCCTACCTAATCCGTTCTCCAATTCTTCTATTGGCTTATAGTTTGTTGCCTTACCACCAATATCATTCTTTCTATAAACTAACGTACCTGTCTTGTTAAACAAGTCAATTACATCCATTGGTTTCATTTGTTGACCACCTGCTCCTAAAGGAATATCCTCTAATGCACCTAGTTCAATCATGATCCCTTTAGGTCTTGCCTGATTAATTGTATTCTGAAGTCTATACCATGATATCTGTATCTGATCCGCAATAGGTATTAGTTGTTCCATTATTCCTAATGGCTTCATATTATGAAAATCTGGGGCAAATATGTGATAAGAAAGGTCTGTGTCCATTAACTTAGACTTAACCCTTTTCATATCATTACATAAACCATAATCAAAACAATATTCTGAGTCAACAATCCATGATATTTTGTATACCGTTTTGTATGAAGACCTTACGTATTTATTTTTTCTTTTGTTTTGGCTATTATATCCTGCTCTACCAAATCTTTTATTTCCTCTTCTATCTGTTCTAGATTCATGTACCATTTGATCAACAGAAAAGAACTCCATCTCCAACACAAGTATTTTACTGTCATCGTAATCCTTGGAAAATGCATTATTGGATGTATTCATCCTTGTAGCACTTTTTCTTCCTGAAAACCTCTCGGCAATATCTTGATATTCTTTTTCGTCAAATTGACTACCTGCTCTTTGTTTTAAATCAGAAATAGACATCTCCGTAACCTCACCAATATGTATCTTGTCAGTAAAATCTCTTTTATTACAATGAGACACTAATAACTTAGCCGGATTTACTACTCTAATTTTAACAGAACCATTACTGTCTATATATTCTTTATATCCCGCAACACCGAAATCAAATAAATATTCCATTATTTGCTTACGCTTTTCATCCATTCCATTTGTATGAAACACAAGGTCAATACCTTGCTCCATTTCAATAGAGGCATTATGCTTAAAAGTGTAATTCATGTGCATCTCTAATTCCTCATCATCAACAGGGTCTTTTGGAGATTTTTTTAACGCACTAAACTCCTCCATTCCTGGAACAGTTTTAGAAAGAGATTTTCTTAAATCCATTTTTGCTTTAGTACGCTTATAGTAATCCTCTATATCTGCTTGTGCTATAGCATCAATTGGAGTAGCGGTAATATTGTATTCTGTCTTGTTTAATTTACCAAGTGCAATTCTTCTGAATTTTGGAACGATAGGAAGTACAGACCAGTCAATAGCAATCCAACTTTCATTGTCATTCTCATCAACGTTCATTAATTGTTTGTACTTGTTTACTGACTGATTTCCTTGTGCATAATCCTTAATCTTAGGATAACTCCCACGATTATTATTAAATGATTGTGTGCCATGATTTGTATAATCAGACCATGCTGCTTTTGCATATGACAAACACCAAGACTTACCCTTTTGACTAGGGTCTAAGTTATGGTTTGGATAGTTTGCTTTACTCTCGTTTTTTATCATCCGACCTTGAACTTTTTAAACATTGTTTTTGCTTCCACTAGATTTCCTTTTGCGTGAAAATTCCTTAATAGAATATTTTTATCTGCTATAAGAGTGTACCCTGCTGCCATTGCCGCATCAAATTTTGTTGTTTTACTTATATCAAACTCTAACCAGTCT